GGTGGGATTCGAACCCACGAGCCCTTGCGGGCTACCTGATTTCGAGTCAGTTAAGAAACTGTATTTGCAAGGGGTTTAGAATGAATTTGGGTACAATTTGGGTACGGATACAGTTTTGTCAGGGCTGAAATGTAGTATTTTAGCGGGTTTCAGCGAACATACCTAACTGTTCGTCAGAGAAAAATCTGTATTTTAGTGCCTTCTCATTTGGGTTGGTCACAACAACCAACATTAAAAATTCAATTTATTGATTTCCACTCTTAATGTCTGATCTGATTTCTCGATGTGGGTGTAAACTTCCAACACCATCTTGGTATCGGAATGACCCATAAGATATTGACACGTTTTTATATCAACTTTATCACGATAACATTGTGTACAGAAATTATGGCGCATCATGTATGGGGTAATGTCTTTCAACTTTAGTTTGTGCATTATTACGTCAAAAATATTACGGTATGCGCTTCTTGTTCTCAAATCCCCGTTTTTTGCCCCGAAAATTGTTTCTGTGGGTAAATGTTCGCCTGTGGATTTTAAAGCCGAAATAGACGTTATTACGAAGTCAGGAAGGGGTATTGTACGAATACTCTTGTTGGTCTTTGGTAAACCGACACTTGCAATCCGGCTATTCGTGAATTGCAGAGCCTTATTGATTGTAACAGAACCGTTTTCAAAATCAATATCTTGCCATGTTAAGGCATACATTTCAGCGGGGCGCATACCCGAACCGTACAGCAGATGAATATATGCTCTTTGAAACTCACTTAACCCTTCGGCATTTTTGATTGTTTCCTTTTCGCTTTCGGTCAAGGGGCGTTTTTCTTCTTTAACGTGTCTGGGGAGTTCTATATTCCTACACGGGTTCTTCAAAATAAGATCGTCATTTACCGCCATATCAAAAATCTGTCGAAGCGTAAGCACTATCTGTTCACAAGTCCGAGGATAAATATAGTTGTTTTTTATCAACAGTTGAATATCAGATTGTCGGATCATATCAAGTGGCGTGTCATAAAATGATTGTAGATGATTTGTCATAATATTATCGTACATTTCATAGGTCTTAATTGACCGTTGTTCTTTTGTGGCAAGCCATTTGTCAGCATAGTCTTTAAACAATGGAACTTCTGTGTTTGTAATAGTACCTTTATGCCGAAGTTTATATCTTACTTCCTCTACCTGACGTTCAAGGTCGCTTGACGATTTAGAACTTGACAGGCGTATTGTAATCAACTTTCCATTATCATCATACCGTCCTGTACTTATATTTGTTCTCCAACGTCCATCTTTTCCTCTTGTATATTTACTTCGGGGCATTGTTGTCTCCTTCCTTTATGGTTAAGGACTTCAATAATTCAATGGCAACAGGGATGTTTTCTGTCGGAACAGCCAAAGCTGCCTTGTAGAGTGCCGCCCGCATACTCATATCACCAATTATGGGCTTTCCTGTTGTAACTAAAGTGACTTTTTCCTTGCCCGGTGCAGAATAGGTCAGATGAACTTCGGGCGAATCATCATAACCGAGAATATATACAGGGTCGCAATCAAAAATATCAGCCAGCGTATCAATCAGGTGTCTTGGCGGTCTTTTGAGTAAACCGTTTTCCAATTTCGAAAGTGAAGATTTCGAAACTCCTGTCTTTTCGGCAATTTCATCTAATGTATATCCCCATCTTTGACGTTGTTCTTTTATTCTTTTTCCCATTGCTTTCATGCGAAGCACCTCCTTTGCTTGTTGTACCTCTTATATCGGTGTATTATATCACAATGTTTACGGTTTTGCAAAATTTTATAATATTTTTCAAAAAAAGGTATTGACATGGAAACAATGTTATGATAATGTAAACATATCGAAACTAAAGGAAACATTGAGAAACATATTGAAACAGACAGGAGGGCGCAGACATGACAGAATTATATTTAGTAGCAATTATGGCATTGGCGTTGTTAGTCGAGATCAATATGTTTTTCTGCTTTAAAAAGAAAGCAGATTGCAAAAAAATGAGAAGGGAGGAATAAAATGGTAGATAAATTAGCGTTAAAGATTAAAATGCTAAAATATGGCGATAGCAACAAGAGTCTTGCCGCAGCATTAGGCAAGACTCCATCGACAATCTGTTGCAAGCTAAAAGGCTCACAGCGTTTTACTTTATCCGAAATGCAGACCATCATTGATCGGTATGGTCTTACCCCGGAAGAAACGCAGAGTATTTTTTTTGCCTCGGAAGTTTCGAAAATGGAAACAAATGGAAACTAAAGCGGAGGAAACAATGGCACATGACAGAATCTTAACAATGTCGGAACTGATTGTTGACGGTTACGGCAAAGAGTTCCTGTATCGGGTAGCCCACATGAAAGATACCCCGTTTTTCAGAACAGGCAAGAGGGGAAAGTTTTATGTGTTAGAGAGCAAATTTATAGAGTTTATCAGTACAAGGAGGGTAGGAAAATGAGCGCAATGGATGAACTTACGGTAGATGAACTTATGAGACTTAATTCGTTAGGTTTCATAGCGATCACAGGCAACGGTCATGTAACGGCTGTTGTCGAGGAAGATAAGGCAGAGGACGCAGAGAGAGCGAGGGTTGAGCATGGCTTCTAAATGCAAACACAAGTCCTTGCAGATGCAGACCTTTAAGACAAGGAATGAATGGCTTGCGGCAAGGGGAAACACAATAGGCGGTTCGGATGCCGGGTCAGTTTTGGGGCTGAATAAGTGGCGAAACAATCTGTCTTTGTGGCGCATTATGGTCGGCTATGACGAACCCGAAGATATTTCGGATCGTCCGTTTGTGAAATACGGCATAGACAACGAGCCGAATCTTCGCAATATGTTCAAACTTCATCATCCTGAATGGGCGGTAGGGTATGAGGAAAACAACTTGTGGACGAACACAAAATACCCGTTTGCTCATGCCAGCTTGGACGGATGGATAGAAACCGAAGATGGCAAGTACGGAATCTTGGAGATCAAGACCACCGAGGTCAATTCCAAAGCACAAAATGACGAGTGGGTGGGGCGAGTGCCGGACAGCTATTACGCACAGGCTTTACATTACTTGCTTGTGACAGGCTTTGATTTCGTTATCTTTTGTGCGGAATTGAAAGTACATAAGGCTGACGGGTCTAACGAATGGCGGGTAATAGAGAGACAGATTGACCGCAAAGATGTACTTGCCGACATTAAAGAACTTGAACAGCAAGAGAGGGCGTTTTGGTGGCACGTTCAGGACAAGACAGAACCCGCAAGGAGACTTCCGGCTATATGACAGGAAACAAGGTATGCCCCATATGCAAGGGCGAGAGGTTCATTAAGTTTAGTACCCGAAATGAGAACGGGTACGAATATGAGATTTACAAGCGGTGCGAGTGCATGAGCAACAAGCAACACGATAACCCGTTTGATAAGCAGAAGGGAGAAAAAGCAAATGCAGATGGAGATAAAGCCATATCAAAAGGCACAGCCGATTGAATGGAACTACGAAGAACTGAAAACACAGATCATGACAAAACTGACGGACTACAAGGCACTTACATACACGCCTGAACAGATTACCGCAGCTAAAAAGGACAGGGCAAACCTCAATTCGTTAAAGATAGCCCTGAACAATGAGCGCATCCGCAGAGAAAAAGAGTTTCTCGAACCGTTCAACACTTTCAAGGCACAGATACGTGAGTTGTGCAACCTCATTGACGAGCCTGTACAGCTTATCGACAAGCAGATTAAGGAAGTCGAGGAACAGGAGAAGTCCGAGAAGCGCGACAAGTGCATTGAGTTGTTCGGAAATACCGAACATCCTGATTGGCTGAAATATGAGCAGATAGAGGATGCAAGGTGGTACAACAAGACCCATTCCGGCAAAGCGATCAATGACGAAATAGCCGAGAAGGTCAAGAAGATCAATGCGGATATATCCGTTCTGTCAGAGTTGGAGTATTCCTTTGAAACGATAGAGGAATACAAGAGAACGCTGGATTTGTCTCTTGCCATGAACGAGGGCAAAAGGCAAGCCGAGATACAGGCGCGTAAGAGAGCCACAACGCCCGAAATTCCCTTTGCAGATGCAGAGTCGATAGAAAGTAACCCTAACGAAGAAACGGGCAAAGAAAGCCGTGTATGGCTGTCATTTAAGGCGTATGTATCAAAGAGCGAAGCGTTGGAACTTAAAGCGTTCTTTAACGCTATGGGAATACAGTACGAAGCAATAAGGGGGTGACTAAATGCAAGTTCAATGGAAAGTCAAAGGAATCTTCAAAGCGGATGCCGCGAAGGTTTACAAAGAGATCGGTTCAAAGAACATAACGCCGGAAAAGATACTTGAAAAGGCGAGGGATGAAAATTCAGAACTACATAAGTGTTTTGAATGGGATGATAGCGTAGCTGCCGAAAAATGGAGATTAGTACAGGCAAGGCAGATTATACAGTTTATAGTTACCGTGCCTGATAAGAAAGAAGAACCGCCAAAGAGGGTATTTCAGATTTCCTCTGAAAAGAACACCTATCAGCCTATGTCATTTTTTGTGAAGAATGAGGATGAAGCAACGATCCTACTTCAAAGGGCGATTGAAGAATTGAGGGCATTTGAGAAGCGGTACAGTAGCTTAAAAGGCGAACTTGAAGAAGTGTTCGAAGCTATCGAGAAGATAGCCTAAAAGAATCAGGTTATCCGTATAGATAGTGGGTTGAATCCGCAAACACAGTAAAATTCCATGCTGAACAGAATAGCATACACAACAAAAATCGAATACATGACATAAAAGCAGACTACAGGAAAGCATACTACAGATCAACCTACTATCCATGCGGATAACCGCAAATAAAAAACAAAATAGCACAGCGCATCATATTTTCAAACAGAACAGCATATATCATCGGAGAACATAAACATCGGCTTGAAGCCGATGGCTACAGGACATAATCAAACAGGACGTAAAAATGTACAACACTACAGCATAATACAGCATAGTACACTTCAAGCTGATATTTATGTTCTCCGAACCCGGAGGGTATAAACGCTGACTTAAACAGTCTGGCGTAGCATACTACTAAACAGAAAACGAAGCTTTAATACAGAATATAAAAAAACACCACATGACATGACACTTTAAGTCAGCATTTATGCCCTTCGGAACTATAAATTACACATGGATAAGGAGATTACAAAAATGGCGAAAGAAAAAATTATCGAATTACACGCACTTGAACCGCAGACGATCACAGTAACAATAGCTGGTGACGGTGATTTGGTTCTCAACAAAATGAATGACGTAGTAAGCAAGCAGCTTATTGATGCGAGAAAAGACAAGGCAAAGAACCTTGAAAAGTCTAACGAATGGGAGGAAGTCATTACGGCTATACATTGGCGAGACGGAAAGCCTACTGACATGAGTGAACAGGGCTTAAAGGACGCATTAAAGAACAATGCCCCTTGCATTACCGCTTTTGGCTTAAAGAAGTCATTGGGTGAAGCGGTTGTCAGGAATGAGATTGACAAATACCGCACAAAGTTTGATGCAAACGTAAATATCGTAGCAAAGGGCGGTCTTATTCCAATCACATTTGCGGAACATCACATTGACGAGAAACTTATGTCACCGAAAAAGGGCGCGCCTGTTCTTGTAAGGCTTAACCGTTTCTGTGGATGGCAAGCAGAGTTTACGATCAGCTTTATGGAAAATTGCTTCTCTGACGAGCAGATTCTTAACATTATCAACCTTGCCGGATTTGGTTTGGGTATCGGTTCAGGAAGATCAAGCGGCTTCGGACGCTATCACATAATATCAATCAAATAAGGAGGATAATTAAATGGCAGTTCAGAACAGTTTGACGAAAGCTAATCAGAAAGTAGGTATCACAGCATATTTGACGAATGATAGCGTTAAGCGTCAGATCGACAGCATTATTGGACAGAGTAGCGGAAAATTCATCACTTCTATTGTTTCCGCGGTCAATGCAAACCCGGCTTTGGCAGAATGTACCAATCAGAGCATTTTGTCTGCTGCACTTCTTGGAGAATCGTTGAAATTAAGTCCTTCTCCCCAACTTCAAAATTTTTATTTAATACCTTACAACGATAAAGAAAAAGGTAAAGTTTGCCAATTTCAATTAGGTTATCGCGGTTATGTTCAATTAGCCACCCGAAGCGGCGTTTACAAGAAACTGAATGTTTTGGCGATCAAGGAGGGTGAACTTGTTAAGTTTGACGCTCTGAACGAAGAAATTGAGGTCAGGCTTATCGAGGACGAGGAAAAGAGGGAAAACGCACCCACAATCGGATTCTATGCTATGTTTGAGTATCTAAACGGATTCCGCAAGGCTATCTATTGGAGTAAGGCAAAAATGATCGCTCATGCAAATAGATACAGCAAAGCGTTTAATGCTGAAACTTACAAGAAGATTCAGGAAGGAAAAATCTCAACTAACGAAATGTGGAAGTACAGTAGCCCGTGGTACTCGTCTTTTGACGATATGGGATGCAAGACTATGTTACGTCAGTTGATTTCCCGATGGGGTCTCATGTCTACAGAACTTGAAAAAGCCTATGAAGCAGATCAGGGCGTTATCGGAGAGAACGGTTCGGTAACCTACGTTGACAATGATGATTCAGTTGTCGAAGCCCCGGTAGTTGAACAGCCGAAGTCCGAACCCGAATCCGGCATGAACCCGCCTGTTGAGGAAGTCAAGGTTGCAAAGAAGAAAGAAGAAATCAAGCATACCGCAGAGGATGTAGAAGCAATCGCAGCTTCGCTTTTCAAATAAAAGCCTATTCAAGCGGCAAGTAGCCATGAAGCGCGGTATATCACAAAAAACAACTGAACATACACAAAGGCAATTCAAGGTCATAGTTAAGGCAGATTCAAGGAACTTGCGGATTGAGTGCTTACCGCTTACCCCCGTGATGCCCGAAATGAAACCACCACAAACTCAAAAGAAACTCTTGGTCGGACAAACTACGGCACGGGGTTATATCGGGGGTATCTTCTGTACGGCAGAGACACCCCCCGAAGATTGGAGACAATTCTAATGATTACATACACGATTCCCATTGAACCACGGACAAAGAAAAATTCACAGCAGATCATCACAGCGCACGGCAGACCCATAATCATTCCGTCAGCGGTATATAAGAAGTACGAGAAAGAAGCCATGCGGTATATCGAATCACCTGATACCCCGATTGATTACCCTGTCAATGTTGAATGTCACTTCTACATGGGTACAAGGCGAAGGGTAGATTTAACAAATCTGTTGGAATGTGCAGACGATGTGTTGGTCAATGCCGGGGTTCTTGCGGATGACAACTCAAACATCATCGTATCTCACGATAGGTCAAGAGTCCATTACGATAAGGAATCGCCGAGGACAGAGATATTTATAAGCAGAGTGGAGGAAGAAGAATGTTAGCACAGATAAGAAGCGCAGACGAATTACACGTAGGCGATATAGTCCGATACAAGGGCAGAGGTTTTCAGGTCAATGACAAAGACGGGGTACATATGGTGTCTATCGGGGCAGAATACGATGCAAAGGTTATTCAGATAACACCATACATAGTGGCTTTGAGGATAAAGGCAGATCAGGCAACAATTAAGCGAATGAGCATATGGGATTCAGTACCCTATAATTGGTCGATTACGAGACATGATATAGAGACGGGCATTGAACAGCTTTTTGCGGAGGAATACTACGGATGAATCAGGAAGAACGAAAGATCATTTTCTTAATGAAGATCATAATGGCTCTGCTGATTGTCTTGATAATTGCTGACCTTATGAGTTGTCAGGCAAAAGCTGGGGTCATCACAGGCGAGAAACCACTTGCCGGGGGTTCGTATTGGCTTGATAAGTACACCGAAGTTGAAGGACACCAACCGTACACCGAGGATATAGAGTTACTTGCGGAAGTCATGTATCACGAAAATTGGCACACCGACAAAGAACACCTTGCTGCTTACTATACAGGGGCGGTGGTTCTGAATCGTGTCAAGCACAAGTGGTTTCCAAACACCGTTAAAGGCGTTCTGTATCAGAAGGGGCAATACAGTACCACAAAGAAGTTTTACACAAAGGAATTGCCGCAAGAGTGCTATGAAATGGCAAGGGATTTACTCAAATACGGCGCACCCGATGTTCCTGAAACCGTTATTTGGCAAGCAATGTTCAAGCAAGGCAAGGGAGTTTGGCGCAAGGTCAACACAGATTATTTTTGTTATTAGAGGGGTAGGTTATGGCAATATACAGAAACGTACAAACGTCCTTTTGGACAGATGTAAAGATTGCAGATGACTTTAACCCGGAAGATAGGTATTTTTATCTCTATCTCTTTACGAATCCACACACTAACTTATGCGGATGTTATGAAGTTTCGGTAAGTCAGATTGCAACAGAAACCGGGTATGACAAGAAACGTGTTGTAAATTTGATAGAACGCCTTGAAAACATACATGATGTAATACGTTACTCTAAAGAAACTAAAGAGGTACTTATCCTTAATTGGAGTAAATTTAATTGGACGCGTTCGACAGATTTTCGAAAATCGTTATTAAAAGAAATAGAGCGTATTAAGGATGACGATTTTAAAAATTTTCTAACACAAAAGGCAGACGGTCTTGACACCGTGTTGAAACCCAAAAGACACCCTGTTGAGACAACTGATACTAATACTGTTACTGTTGCTGATCCCGATAACAAAACAGAAGAACGGTTCAATCAGTTTTGGGAATTGTACCCTAACAAAACAGGCAAGGTGGCCGCAAAAAAGGCGTGGGATAAGGTTAAGCCTAATGCAGAATTGTTTGACAAGATTATGAAGGCATTACAGAACAATGTAGATCACAACAGACAATGGAAAAAAGATAACGGACAGTACATTCCTAACCCGTCAACATGGATTAATCAGGGTAGGTGGGATGATGTCATAAGCGAGAGGACAGAACAACAGACAATAGTTAGATCCACAAACCAATTCCAACAGTTTGAGCAGAGGAAGTACACGCCGGATGATATGGCAGAGTTGGAAAGACGAAAGCTGGGGGTGAAATAGATGGCGTGTGAAAAATGGGAAAAGCACTTTGACGTTTATCTGTATCTTGGAAATTCCTTGATGGCGCATAAAGTCTATTACGATGTGAACAAGATAAAGGTCAACAGGGCGTTAAAGACACTTGAAGTATTTATGGATGACGGTACAAGTGTTACCGTGAACCCGGACAGATACGTTGTGGAAATACGGACAAGAGATAAATGGGGGTTATGAATATGACACAGAAAGAAACCATCTTATACCACTTACAGACACACGGAAAGATAACAGACCTTGAAGCCTATAAACTGTATGCAATCCGCAGATTAGGGGCAAGGATATGGGATTTAAGGGCTGACGGACACAAGATCAGGACGAAGAACACGAAAGAGAAAAACCGTTTCGGACAGGAAACCCACTTCGCCACATACATATTGGAGGGCTGATATGCTGAAAACATTTTGCATGAGAGCGAAGGTAATGTATGAAGATGACATTACCGCAGAGACGGAAGAAGAAGCGTTTGACAAGTTCGTAGATAGCTGCCCTTACGAAATCGAGGGTGACATTGAATGTGATACCGTCTACGAAGATGACAGGCAAGACGAGATATTTGATCGAATGACGGGGGTACTTGGATGATTCAGAAGGGAGACAAATATAACAGGATAACCGTTATTGAGCGAAGCGAAGCGAGGACGAAAGACGGTCATTCCCGGTGGTTGTGCCGCTGTGAATGTGGCAACGAAATGTTTATCACATCAACTAATATCCCGAACACAACGGAATGTTGGGAATGTGATTACAGGCGTAAGAGCAGAACGTACCCCATAATTCAGCGGGGGCATAAGAAGAACAAGCAGATTTACTACACGCCTGATTGTGGTGGGCGGTTGTTGGAGATCATCAACAAGAAGAACATCAACATAACGGATATGTCAAAATGTACGGGCATATCAAGAAGTACAATATATGACTTTCTATATAACGGAACTGACACCACATCGGCAAGATTAAGTAAAATGTGCCGATATTGCGGTGTGTCGGCTGACTACGTATTAGGCTTGAAGGGGGGAATTTGAAAATGATATGCGAGTGCGGTGGAAGGCTGTATTGCAAGAACACGAATAACGATCCCGCCAATATGGAAACCGCCCGGATGTACATATGTGCGGATTGCGGCAAGAAAGTATATACGATGGAACGCCTGTGTAACAAAAACACGGTCAGTTTCCTTATCCAGCAGAGGTACAAGAAGTATTACACAGACGTTCGAAAAGAAGGCGAGGGGGAGTGAGGAAGCAAATGACAAGAGAAGAAGCGATTGTGATTATGGATAATGAAAGACCACATTGTGGAAAACGCATTACGTTCACGGAAGAAGAAAAATGCGAAGCCTATGATATGGCAATCGCCGCCCTGAAAGCCGAGCCTTGCGAGGATGCGGTGAGCAGAGCCGACACATTGCAGAGTTTTGAAAGCTATTGTGAGAAGAATTGTCAGTACAGCAAAAAGCAGAGGAATGTAATGTGTGGGGCGTGCATGATGGGTGATGCCATAGAAATAGTCGAGAGTTTACCGCCCGTCACTCCGAAGCCGAACGATAGCATAAATGCGGTATTGGACGAGATTAAAAGAGAGTTCAAGATCAAAGCAGACGGTGATGATTGGTATCACACTACGGATGGTCTTGTATGGGAAGAAGCCATAGAGATTATCGACAAGCACAGGAAAGGAGAGAGCGAATGAGAATACATGATAAATTCGTTATCGAATTAAGAGAAGTTATCAAAGGCTATGGGAATGACCCGGCAGTACAAGACCCTTGTAAATTTCCTTGCGACTATAAGTTTTATGAAATAGAAGGCGTGGCTATCTGCGAAAAAAGTTTCAAAAAAATGACACGGCTTGAAGATGAGATAAACAAGGTGCTTGACGAGATAAGGGCAGAGATAGAAAAACTACCCAGCGAATTGACGTATGACAAGCGAAGAGTGATAAGACGAGTAAGGGTGTATGACATTATCGACAAGCACAGGGGGGAACAGAAATGAGCATAGCATTATGGATTATCGCTATTTGCGAGGTCGTAAGAGCCGTTCAGAACGCTTTACAACTATTGAGTTTTAAGCACGATAGGTCAGCAAGGGATAACGCTTATGCCGAGTTCGTGAAATCGCTGAAAATGAGCGACAGGGAATACGTCAAGCGGTTGCTTGAAGAGTTTGAGGAAAGCGAGGGAGAGGAATGACAGAACAGGGAACAGACCGCTACGGGGCAGAATACAAGCGTACTGACAATGACTTTCATTTCAAGTGGCTTGAACAGGACAACTGTATATGCAATATCTGTCACGGAACGGGCGCAAAGATAGAGTTCAGATATATCACAAGGGATTATGCAAGCGACAGGCAGAAAACCAGGATTTGCAAGACATTACAGGCGCACGAACACAGTTTTTGGATATGCCCGAAGTGCCTTGATAATCTGAATACGAAGAAGTCGGCAATAAACGAGAGCAACCTTCGCCAGCCTAAACCGTGTCCGTATTGCGGTGGTCACGCTATTAGAAAACAATGTCATTTCAAAGTTGGCGAAGGCGAGGACAGATACCGCAATGAACATCACGAGGATGGAAGTCTTAAATGGACTTGGCTTGAATGTGACGGATGTGGCAGAAAAACATTGGCGTACTGTTATGAGTATCAAGCCACAGACTTGTGGAATAAGGGCAAGGCTGAAATGCCGGAAAGCGAGGACAAGAATGCAGATAGTGATTGAGATACCCAAAGAATATTACAAGGCAATAACAGAGATTCCGAATCATCAATGTACGGCTGATATGCTTATTATCAAGACCGGAACACCACTTCCAAAAGGACACGGAAGATTGATTGATGTAAATGACCTTTTGGATAGAATCGGGCTTGAAGATAACGATAGTAACAGAGAGGACAATGTTGGTGAAATAATAACGCTTGAAGATTTCGATTTTACACCAACAATCATAGAAGCAGATACGGCAGAAAGCGAGGAAGAATGACAAGAGAAGAAATATTAGCCTGTCTTACTGACAGACCGTGTACGGTATGCAAGTTTCACAGCGCAGAAGGATGTTGCAAATGGTTTTGTGTCTTTGAAGAAGAACCCGAAGACGAAGATAAGCCCGTCAACGTAGCGTTGGACGAAATGAAGTCCATCGTTGACAGAATGATAGACGATGGCTTGAAGATGATCGAAAAACGCAAGGAGCGAAAGGAGAACGCAGAATGTACATAAAGGATATGCAGAACGGTACTGTTAGAAAATACGGTTCTGACCACCATGACAGCTTGCAGATTTCCGAGGACGGAAGAACCCTGTCATATGAAAACTTACAGAACGGGGATGGCAGCAGATACGGTGATTATCGTTTCGTCACCGACAAGGACGGATTTATACCGAGTGAGGACGAAGTGCTTATCAAGCATGGCGCAGAAGCCTACTTCAACATCGGCGGGTTTGGGGATTTAGAGCATGACATAAACCACCTGATAGAAGAATACAGCGATACGCTTGACAGAATGGAACAGGACAGGCGGGCAGATGCGCTGGGTATCGGGATGACAAACGCATTACTTACCGGGAAGATCGGTGTGTATGCGAAAGTGATAGCTGACCTTAAAGGGTTGGTTGAACAGGGGGAAGATGAATGAGTGAGAGTGCAAATAGATTAAATAAAGCAATCGTCGATAAGGTGCAAAAGATACTTGATAACACCGAATTGATTCAAGGTTTAGACGTATATATTCACGGTGAGGTGGGTAACGGGGTGACAATCAGGTACACCGTTGATGAAAGAGTATTTCCGTTACCGACAGGGGGTGCAGAAAATGAGTGATGATTTAAGCAAATTCGGGCGTGAAATGACACAGAACGAAGCTGGAGGCAAGCAACATACAAGCCCCTATCGGATGCAAGCATTACCGCCGAAAGCGATCCTTGAAGTTGGAAAAGTAAGACGCGAAGGGCATGACATTCACGGCTACGATGATGAAAACTATAAGCTGATACCGAAGGAAGAACACGTAGGCAGAGCGTTAGGACACCTTTTCAAGTGGTTGGATGGTGACAAGAGTAACGATCATTTGAGTCACGCAGCTTGCCGGGTTCTTATGGCACTTGAAGAAGAACTGACAGAAGTGCAGACAGAACACCCTGACGATGTAGCCGACAGGCTGAAAAAGATCGCAGAAAGCGGAGAACTCCCTATGTTTCAAGGCGAAAGAGTAACAAAAGATATGTGCAAGTATTATGAATATCGCGGCGAAGATCGTGTTGCAAGATGTCACAAGGTTGATGATGGGATATGTTCTTTCCCTTTATGTCGTGATTTTGAAAGAAGGTGATTAAATGACTATTACAAGAGGGATGACTATACAACAGTTCAATGACATTATCGCAGATATGAAAAAGGTCTATCCGTTCAAGGACGATGAAGCCCGGTTGGGAAACATGATCGATTTGAAAAGCCTTGACATACATAACGTAGAAGTCCATACAGAAGACAAGAAAACAGGCGTGTTTATAGTCATGCAGAAAGGGGTAGATTTGGATAATGAGTGATACATTTACACTTCACCTGAACAGCCCCTTGACAGAAGATGATTGGAATAAGATAGCGGATGCAGAACTTGAATCGACAGAACGTATTTGGTATTCAACTCCGAGTGGCAAAAGAGTAGAATTTATCAATGCAAACGTAATCAATAAAATCATGGAAGAATTAGTAAGCAAAAAAGACAGTGGACAATGGAGTACAGCCGTACAGTATGGAATGTTAAAAGCAATATTAATTATAGACAAGTACAGGCAGAAAGAAGGCGATTAAGTGGCAAAAAACCAATACGAACTTAAACCTTGTCCTTTTTGTGGTAGTACAAATATCGGCATAAAAGATAATATTTTAGATTACCACATGGGTAATGATTGTCCCTGTTCAGCCACCCGCAGAGTATGGGCTTATTGCCGCTATTGCGGCGCAGAAGGCAGAAAACATACCGGGGATTTTGTGTATGATAGTGAGATTATTGCAGCAGCAACAGAAGCATGGAACAGGAGGGAAAATGAGTAAAGAAAGCGGGGTTGAAATATGAGTGGCGGTAGTTATAACTATATCTACTGTACGCTTGAAGAAGCGTGTTCAGGAAATATGTATGATGCAGAAATGGAAGAACTGATTACTGACTTGTGCCATGTTTTACATGAATTGGAATGGTGGCAAAGTGGCGATTGCGGCGAAGAAAGATATAGAGATGCCCTTCGGAAGTTTAAGAAGAAATGGTTTCAGGGTGACAGAGATAAACGATTGAAAAAATATATTGACGAGCAAACGGCACTTGTCCGAGAACAGTTGTATAAGCTAATCGGTGAAAGACCGCAGAAAGAGGGTGATTGTTAAGTGGCGAGAAAGTCTAACTACGAACCAAAGCAGCCGGGCGAGAACAGAAAGATATTACAGAACGCAATAGAAGCCCTGAAACATCCGAGGGTTGACACCAAAGACCCAAACGCAATCAAGGAACGTATCAGCGAGTATTTAGAGTTCTGTATGAAAAATGATGTGATTCCTTCTGTGGCGGCTTGCGCAAATTGGCTGGGAATAAGCGTAGCTACCTTGCAATCGTGGTATTCCGGCGCAACAGGTTCGCCCGATCATCAATTAGCTGCCGCAAGGTTTTATGGCATAATGCAAGACGTATGGTCACAGAATATGCAAGAGAACAATGTCAATCCTGTTAGTGGAATATTCATGGGTAAGGTATTCTTTGGATATAAAGATACACAAGAGATCGTTGTTAGTAATCGAGCGCAAAATGAGTTGTCGGCTGCTGATTTAATCGCAGAAAGTAAGATGCTGCCGGGCGGCGATAACCTGATCATTGACGGAGAAGCCAAAATACTTGACGAAATAGAACAGCTTAAACTTCCTGAAAAAGAATCAGAAAAGCCGCAGAAAGAGCCTAAAAAAAAACCGAACAGGATAAATACCGAGAAGAATTGAAATATCTTGACGATGATCGTTACAAAAGATCGGTTGAGCGATTTATAAGGATCAGAGACAGGCATGATGGCAAGCGCGAAAAAGCGTTGAAGTATTACAGAGAATACGCAAAGAATGTTCGCGAAAACATGACAGAAGAACAGAAAAAAGAAAGTTCCGAGTGGCATAAAGCATATTGGGCGAAGAACCGGGAACGGATCGCAGAACAGCGCAGAAAGAAACGCGAAGAAAAAAAAGCGCAGAAAGAACAAGCGCAGAAAAAAGAGAAAAAATAAATCGCGCAGAAAGAGCGCAGAAAGAGCCTTGTGAAAAAATCAAGGTTAGGATCAGGACAAAAATCGACAACTAACATTTCTTCATTGCTTTTCCGTAAAGCGGCGGCTGGTATTCCGGCGGCCGTTTTTACGTTTCGTTATTGTCACAAATATCGCGCAAATATAGCCGTAAATGGCTTTAATAATTGCAAGTATATATTTATATATGCTAAACATTACAAACGCTTTAAAGGCCGTTTAAACGCGATTAAAGGCCATTGCTATATTTTCATAATATCCGGCCATTATTTCAAGCATAATAAAAGCCCGGCAAATTGATCCGGGCTTTATCTGTTTTTTATTTTAGATTCCTGAAAAACATATATAACTTGTTTTGTTTATTCCAATGATCAACAACACTTTTCAATGTATCATCCGATATTAGTGGGATTTTAATCTTATACATTTCTATATCTTTTGATACAATCCCTATTCCATGCGGCGGCAAATCGGCCGCGTCACTTATTCCAATAATTTGCCGGGATTCGATTTTATCATTGCATTTTAAAGCTATACGACAATTACAATTCAATATTATTTCCGGCTTTAATATTTTTCTATTCGGCGCTTGTGTACACATAACAAAAAATATATTTGTTGCGCGTGAAATGCTAATTATGTCAGATATTAATCTTGTAATTTCTTTGCCTTCTTTGCTTGTCATTAAATCGACTAATTCATCAATAAAAATGTAAAGCGGCGGCTTGTCACTTTTCCGCAATCCTTTTTTTATCATTGATTGCAATCTGTTATCTACTTCAACACGTAACGCGCGCAAATATCCAATAATATCTTTAATATTATCCGCATAGCCTAAACAATGTGGCAATTTATTATAAAATCTCAATTCTACTTTTTTTGGATCAAAAAATATAAAATGCGCGTTTTGTTGTGTGCCATTTTCGCCGGGGAATTTACAACACAACAAACTGTATATAATGTCATTTTCTAATACTGATTTGCCGCTGCCGGTAGTACCGGCAATTAGTACATGATTATTATTTAATAAATCTACTAAATATGGATAATATTCCATGTTTTTTGGTAAATTCCACTTTAACCGCATTTTTTCACCTTCTTTTTTAAAAATAAAGGCCGTGTTAGCAGCCTTTATTATTATATATTTTGTGTTTTTGTGTCAAGTCTTTTTATATCCGTACTGTAAAAGATATATATCTTTTATCATCTTTCAATAATACAGGATTTACAACAATTTTATTTTTCCAATATGCTTTTATAGCTTCTTTTTGGCGTTTTAATGTCATATAGTCAACGCGTAAAACATTATATGTTCTCAATGTTATCAAAAATTATATCCCCCTTTTGTATTCTATTCTGTAAAGCCGTACATTTTCGCCGCAATCATCCAATTCTAAAAATAAAGGATTCCAATAACTATCTTGATCATAAGCACATAAACAGATATTTTTCTTGTTATCTTTAAAATATATTGGAGTGCCGCCACATATTCCCCCTAAACGCACAAATTGATCAATTGCATATTTCCGGCCATTGTGCTTGAAATAGTCTAAAAATGTGCCATTTTCGGGATCAAAATTATCCTGACAAGATAAATATCCGTTTTCATCCGTAACATAATCCCATAGACTATGCTTTTTTGTAACATTGTACGCCGATTCTATTTTAATCCAGCGCGAAACGCGTGTTATTATATCCCCATTTTCCATTATGAATTTTTTACACATATATCATTCCCCCTTTATACAATTTTATAATTGTAATGTGTTGTGGTATAAAAGCTATCAATCAATTCCAGCCGCGTTTCATTTTCAGGAATTCCGGCTTGATCACATATTATTTTCTTGTATTCGATATCATTCCATTTTTCAATCTGACAATCCGCGACAAAATAACCATAACAAGAATCAATTTCATTTTCGTTTTCGTCTATCTCAATAACGCAAAATTCTTTATAACAACCTAGCCAAAATTCACCGTACATTTCCGCGTCTTTATCGGCGTAACATTCAGCACAATATAAAACCGTAACAAAATCCCCCTGACAATAACCGCGTACACATATAGTTTTCCATTCTTTTTTTGTTGTTATTGTCAGATATTCGGCCACTTGATCCGGGCTTGATATATATGGCGTTTTATTTGCATATTCCGTCAATTTATGACATAATGACGGATTATATTTCAATCCATAATAATTCATAACGTCTTTTCTTGTTTCGCCGGGCTGCCTGTTATCTGTAAAATCATCTAAAAAATTATCTATCTTGTCAGATATTTCCTTGTATTCCTTGTAATTAAAACCGTAATAACGATAATGATCATAAGACAAAATAAACAACGTGTTATTAAAATTGCCACTTGCGGCCGTTAGTCCGTCATTATCAAACATTATGCTAATATCGCAAGAATCCCCTTCAATTTCTCTTATAATATATTTTTCCATATTTTTGCCCCCTGTATTAAAGCCATTGCCAATAGTTATCTGTTATAAATTTTTTTGCTTCTTTGATTGAATTAAAATTGTAATTTGTCGGGATATCATCAACAAACAATTTATATTTCAATCCTTTTTCAAATTCATTGTTTCGCGGCGTATAATTGCCGATATAAAAACGGATATTTTTGATCATTATTTCACGTTTCAAACCGTTTCCCCCCTTCAAATTAATATAATTCTTATAATTTCAATCAATGCAATAACGCGATATTGATCCGCAATTATATTTTTCCCGTCGCTTGAAAATTCTATTTCAGTACATTCCAGCGTGCTGCCGTCATAAAATATTATTTTCATACCGTTTCCCCCTTAAAATTTAACCATGCTTTTTTGCTGCCGATAGTATTAAAACCATAAAACTTTAAAAATGTGTCAATGTGTTTTAATGTTGTCTTGCTATAATCATTCCACAATTTAACAATCTTTTTATCCGGCGTTATTTTAAGGATCAATGTGTCATAAGATTGTAAATAGATATCGTCATTGTCGGCTTGAATAATCAATGCACGCTTGTTTGATTCCGGCAATATTGCCACAAGGCCATTTATCTTTGCATTATCCAGCGCCGCGGCCATTGTCGGCAGTTTTTCAATCCAGCCATAAGCATTAGTGTTATCATCAAAATATCCCGTATATCCAAACTTATTCATAATATTTTCCCCCTTTTTAATTTGTTATTTTTCCCGTAACAATATCAATTTCACAAGAGCGGCCTTTTGTGTACGTATAGCAGCCCGGCCGCGTTTCTGTTTTTACACGTTCTACAACACGCATAATTTTATGATCATTATTCCATGTTTCGCCAATTTCCATATAAGAATCATTATTCAATATTTCTTTTTCACGATATCCGCCAATATTATTAATAATCCGGCGCGTTTCTTCTTCAACCAATACCAGATTGTTATATTTTTCAATGGCAAAACGGTTTATAATTCTCAATATATCCGCGCGTGTATAACTAAAATTTTCGTTCCACAATTCTGATTCCATTTTTGACAAACGATAGCTTGCATTGTAAATCATCCGGCCGTCATATTCTTCTTGATCAAATTCCGTGTCGATCCCTATTCCGTTCACGTTTTCAATTTCCCTTATTTCATGTTTTAAGGGCTTGCCTGTTATCTTATTTAATTTGCGATATTTGTAACGCTTGCAAGAAGTAAATTCGAAAAAGAATTTTCTGTAAACTTTATGCTTGTATGCAATATCAATTCTTTCAATAACTCTAATTCTATGGTTATGAATATCGCCGGGAATAGAATTGTCATTCATTCCCATTTCCCGCAAATAAAGCGTTTTTCCATTCGGATATAAGGCCGATAACATTTTCTTGCACTTTTCAAAATTATCCATACTGTTTTTTTCCCCTTTTCTATTGATTTTATTGTCGGCCTGTATTATGCTATTTTAACAGGCCGTTTGTGCTTGTGTTTGACGGATCAATGTATGCTTTTCCGGGCTTCTTGATCCGTCTATTTCATTTCCGCGCTTTTAAACATTCTTGCAATATCACGCTTGTTATATTTCCCTGTTAAACTGTAATGATATACGCCGCAATTCCGGCCGCTTAATATAACTTCTTTTGTTCCTATTGGCCGCATATTTTGATCATATAGGCCATAAATATTTGCGTTATGCGTTTGATTAATTAATTCACTATGATATTTCACTTTTTTTCACCTTCTTTCATTTTCTGAAATGCGGCCTTTTTTCCGGCCTGATATCCAGCAATGCGCTTTTCATATTCTTTCATATTTTCCCGCGCGCGCTGTACTTCTTCACTTGTTACATTTAATAGCTTTAACAATTCGTTCATAATTTCACCTTCTTTCATTAGATATTTCTTAATTATCACAAGAAAATGATAGCATAGAATGATATTATTGTCAATAGATATTTCTATAAATTATAGGAAAAATATAAAATATTTTCGGATTGTCTAATGCAAAATCATGTTTTAATTATTGGGTATATAACTAATTGATTATAGGGTATAGTGGAATAGTTATGGGGTAGTTTAACCATATGCGGCCATTGATCCAAAATCCCGCGGGAAAAGATGATAAAAAGGCAGCCTTTTAATATTTGCGGCTTTTTCGTGTTTGATCATTGCGGCGGCCGGATATTTATCTATTTTTTCGCTAAATACTGATTTAGCGAAAAAATGAAATGCGGCTTTTAATATGCGTAAAGCCTTATAAATAAAGGCTTTTCAAACATTTTCTTGCTATGATCATTACATAAAAATAGCTTTTCCGGGTCTGTTTTGAATATCCCCCGCGGGGAAAAAAGGCAGCCCCCCACCGGGGCGGGTTAGCCCCTTCCGCAGAAAAAATCAAAAAAGACCCCCTAAATTTCTTTAAAACATTAGCGCAATCTATTGACAATTATAATAATGCTGATATAATTAGAATCAAATACAATAGGAGGGCAAACAAATGGAAAATGATGTAACGAAGGCCATAAAGATATTGCTTATGGTATCAAACAAGAGCATAGTAAGTGTAACGAGGTCATTAAATCTTGGTACACCAGCCAACTTATCGCAGATGATCAATAATGGCACGATCAGGTTAAAGTTAGCAGCGAGGATAGCAAAAGAGTGTGGGTATAAGTTAGCGTTCATACCCGAAGGGTCAAATGTTGAGGACAGTATCGAGATCAATGGTGAGGTAGACGAATGAGGGATTGGGTAAGACTCCGGGCTGTAGGTAAAGGCGCAGAGAAATTGTTTGATGAAGGGAAGGCGTACACCGACCTGATCTATGTGGGGAAATGGATACAACACGGGATAGGCTTTCGGTGTTCTGAATGTAATATTGGAACAAGCGAGTCAAATGTAAAAGCTGGGTTGATGAACTTCTGCCCAAACTGTGGTGCTGATATGAGAGAGGAAAGATAAGACGGTCAGTACACCGTCTATAGACCGTCTATACACCGTGTAGGGAGGGTGGTAAAAGTCCTTTTACACCGTGTATAGACATCTGTTACTGTTACTGTATATATATAAATATAATAATAATATATAGTCTAAAGGATATATGGTTTACTGTAATCTACGGGAGGTAAGGATGGCAAGTGAACAGGAAGAACTGACAAGGGCATATATCAGTTTTAGGGATCATAAAATGTACCCAAAGGCTGTCATATGTGCCGAGAAAGTATATGACATGGATAAAGAGTATGGTATGGCATTGATTAAAGACTTCCGAAAGCGAATGTCATACGAGATACAAACAGGGGGTAATGGGTCAGAGTGCATGGAGTTGAGTAGGCGCACATATTTTCATACCGCCCCTGACAGCTTTGATGACTTCATGATCGCTATGGAATGGAATCGTAACCCCAAAAGTCGGTTTTGGCTGCCGAGACGCAAGGTGCTGGAAGAAAATTTGGGGGTCTGTACCGCCATTGATAATTTCATCAAAGAGGACAAGGGCAAGAAACTGACATTATCAACAGCCCCCGGTTGTGGCAAAAGCACTCTGATAAAGTTCCTTATGGCCTATATCATGGGGAAGTTTCCACAGAGCAAGAATATGTATGTATCATATAGTGACAGCATGGTAAAGCTGATGATGGATGCGGTTATAGATATGACTTCGGGTGACGAGTATTGCTTTCAGGAGATATTCCCGCTTGGCAAGCCCGATAAGTCAGCGGAGTATAATACCATCGGTTTCAGGCGTAGGGGTGATGCGCAGACCTTCAACCTCTGTTCTATCGGCGGTTCTATTACAGGACGAACAAGGGCAGACCTCTTTATGATCACGGATGACCTTGTAAAGAACGCGGAAGAAGCGAGAAGCCCCGAAAGACTTGAAACCCTGTATGCGAACTATACCGACACGATCAGTACCCGTCAGATTGGTAACAACGTGAAGGAAATCATGTTGGGTACGATATGGTCAATCTACGATCCTATCAGCCGGGAGAAAATCAGGTATGAGGGAGAGCCGGGGTATCACTTTTACGCTTTCCCTGTCTGTGATGACGAGGGACATAGCAACTTCCATTACGATTGTGAGGATTGCTATACCGATGAAAAGATAGCGCAGATCAGGGAGAAGTTAGACCCTGTTACTTTCTCCTGTCTGTACTTGCAGCGTGGTATTCAGAAAGAGGGGATGCCGTTCACACAAGAGCAGCTTACATGGTATGACGGGGTGCTGCCCGATGGTGAGCCTGACAACGTATTCGCGTTCTGTGATGTGGCGTTTGGCGGGGGTGATAGCCTGTCAATGCCGATTGCCTATAAGTACGGTAATGATATATTCGTCCATGACGTTGTATTCAGCCGTAAAGACAAGTCCGTTACCGTACCCATAGTAGCACATAGGTTACAGAAAAATAACGTCAGGAAAGTGCGCTTTGAAGCGAACGTGGGCGGTCAATCGTATGCCGATGAAGTAAGCGCAAAAGTAAAAGAGATCGGGTATGCCTGTAACGTGACTTCGAAACGTGCGCCCAACACCATGAGCAAGCTGTCGAAGATAGAACAGTATCAGCAGAATATCCGGGAGATACATTTCAGGCGTGACAAAGAGCGCGGAAGGGAGTATGATTTATTTATCAACGAGTTGCAGACGTTCAGCTTCACACAGAAGAACTTACATGATGACGCGGCTGACTCGCTTGCCGGACTCTGTGATATGGAGATCAACGGAGTAGTAATGATTCAGACATTAGGCAGAAGATTGTGGTAATGAAAGGAGAAGGGTATGTTACGCACGGGAGACAAAATTCAGATATTGGCAACGGTAGTGTTGATTACAGGCTGTTTGGTCAGCGTGATTGCGGGTTTACTGATGTTGGGTACATTCACCGTGGTAGGGATAACGATAATCGTTGTCGGTGTGCTTTTGTCATTGGTTATCGGTGCTTTCCTGAACGGCTTTGGTGAACTGATAAATCAAAGCGCACAGACAAACCGAAGGCTTGAAGATATTAACAACACGTTAGAGCGCATTGAGAACAAGCTGTTTGTTCCTTACGCAAAACCCGCAAGCGATCACAATAAAGAGTAAACCCCTTACAGGGGTTTATTTTTTTGCCCTTCGCTCAATATCTTGTATCTAATCTATGGTTTACACAATATCTTGTATCAACTATCAATATCTCACTTGACAATTAAATACCCCCATGTTTTCATGAAGTCGGGATAGTATAAAAATACTATCCTGTTTGTATTTCTTGGAATCATTTTAGCGAGGTAGGAGTATGGCAAGGACTTTATTCGGGCGTAAGCAGATAAAGACAAGCGAGACATCCATTACGGCAGATAATGTTGTAAGGGTGCTTTCTTCGGCATACACTACCCATCTGGCTAACCGTGATGAAATCGAATACCTCTACAAGTATTACAAGGGCGCACAGCCTGTATTAGAGCGTGTGAAAGAGATCAGACCCGAAATCTGTAATCAGATAATCGAGAACCGGGCTAATCAGATAGTCAACTTCCGTGTCGGATATACCGTGGGAAAGCCCATACAGTATGTGTCTACCGTAAGTGACGATTCTGTGTCAGCAGACATAGCAAGGTTCAATGACTTAATGCGTGTGGCGGGTAAGGCAAGCAAGGACAAGCAGCTTGTGGAATGGATGATGATATGCGGTGTCGGCTACCGTATGGCGATCTCTAATCAGAACCCTGCGGCTAAAATCCCGTTTGAATTGTACTCACTTGACCCCCGTAACACATTTGTTATCCGTAGGAACGATATAGCGGGTACACCTTTGGCGGGTGTCTACTACATCACTAACGAGAATATCAGCGGTGAGACTACCGAAAAGCTGACGTTCTATATCTACACCAACACGGGTGAATATTTCGTGGTAGAGGGTTGGCAGAGTGGCAAGATCGTTGAACACTCACGTTACCTTTTGTCGGGAATCCCGATTATCGAATACCCCTTAAATAACGCAAGGCTTGGGGCGTTCGAAGTAGTGCTTTCGCTTCTTGATGCGCTGAATGATATTGATTCCAACAGGCTTGATTCGGTGGCACAGTTCGTACAGAGTTTGCTTGTCGGATACAACTGTGAACTCCCCGAAGGCGAAACCGCAAACAGTTTACGTGACCGGGGAATGGTATTCCTCAAATCAAACGGCGAGAATAAGGCTGATTTAAAGGTTATCAGCGAAACCCTCAATCAAGATCAGATAGAAACCTTGAAGCGAGACATACTCGATGCGATAAACGAGATTGTGGGTATGCCGAGTCAGGGCAACGGCAGCACCGGGGATTCCTCAAACAACGGTGCGGTGATCCTGAAAAACGGTTGGCAAGGTGCGGAAACAAGGGCGCAAGACTTTGAAATGATGTTCCGTGAGCCTGAACAGCAGATGCTTGGTATTGTGACGAGCATTTGCAACAATCTTCTGAAAATGGGTCTTGACCCCGACAACATTGATGTCAAGTTTACAAGGCGCAACTACGAAGATTTGCTTGTTAAGAGCCAAACCCTGATAACCATGCTTGGCAACGATAAGATACATCCTCAATGTGCTTACGAAGCAAGCGGTTTGTTCATAGACACACAGGATGCCTACAATATGGGCATGGATTGGTACAGGCAACAGACCCAAAAGGCTGAACAGATTGCGAAGGAAAATTCTTCGCCGGACAATATGGCGGTGAACGATGATGAAAAGAATCCTTCCGATTGACGAACTGAACGTCTTAAAGGTCAAGTACGGGGAATCAGATACACCCATTACGGACTTTGACCTTGACGATATAATTGATGATTTACTCGATCTGTTTTTGCTCTCATTTGCAAACGGTGTAATCAGTATCAACGAGAAGTTTGGTACTGATTACGCCCCCTCTGCTACGAAGCTGGAACAGACAATATATAAAAAGATTGACGGTGCAACTTGGGAAGATAGGGTCAGGGCATGGTATGAGACAGGCGGCACAACCGCTGACATATCAAGGATAGCCGAAACGGAATCGCACCGTATAGGTAACGAGATAGCATTTGAAGGGGCTAAAGCGGTAGGGGCAAAGAACAAAACATGGATTTGTCAAATGCTGATTACAAGCCGCGATAGCCACGTTTATTTAAATGGCACAACAGTAGGCATTGGCGATTATTTCTACTCATACAAAGGTGGAAAGACACTTTACCCCGGACAGTTTGGAGAAGCAGAGGAAGATTGCGGATGTCTCTGTGAACTTGAATACAGTTAGGAGTGATAGTAATGGCGAAGCTATCAATCATTGTTACACATTTTCAAGAACCAATGGAAACTTGCCGTTTCCTGTTCGATAGTCTTGACATCCAGCATGGCATTGATAAATCAGACTTCAATGTGCTGGTGGTCAACGATGGTGACGAAGGGGCTTTGACCCGTGAGGATATAGGGGATAGGACATATCAGGTCGATGTAGTCACCGTACCGCATGGCGGGGTATCTAAAGCCCGAAATTACGGCATAGAACACGCAGACGGTGAGTACATAATGTTCTGTGATTGTGATGACGGGTTCGTAAGCAATTACGGCTTGCACCTTGTTCTATCGGCTGTCAATGAGGGGTTCGACATTCTCAACAGTTCGTTTATCGAAGAAGCCCCCAAAGATGACGGATGGCGTATATTCAGGCACGATAAGGACAAGGTATTCATCCACGGCAAGGCATACAGGCGGCAATTCTTACTTGACAAGAAGATAAGGTTCAGTTCGGAACTGTATTTCTGTGAGGACAGCCTGTTCAATCAGGAAGTGTTCGCCCTTGCCGAGAAGCAAAAGTACATTGAAACACCCTTTTACCTTTGGGCGTGGAATGAAGGCTCTACCGTAAGGGTAGACCGTGAGAATATAGTCATACGCAAGTACGATCAGATAATTCTCATGCGAACGCTTACTTGCCGGATGTTCAAGGTACACAACCTTATGGACAAGTACAATGAAGCTATCTGTTCGGCAATAGCGGATTGCTACTGTGACTTTAACGAACCGCTGTTTACGAAGCCCGGCAACAAGCCTTTGAAGGAAAAGGCAGAGAAAGAGTTTAAGAAGTTCTACCGTGAGTTCTCACATGACTTCATGCAATGCGACAGCGAACTGATAGGCAAGGCATTGTTAGAAGCGAGAATGAGGGCATTTGATAACGGCTATCGGGTAGAACAGTTATCATACAAGGATTGGCTGAAACACATCAAAAATGAAGTCAGCCTTTAACAATTAAATATTGGGTGGATAGACCCCGGAATCGAAAAGGGTTCGCCAAAACCCCTTCCACCCTTTATCTTTGGTGCTATAAGGCAATAGCTACGTATGGAAAGATACGGGGTTATTGTCTTTTTTTATACGCACAAGGGGTAGGGAAACCGCTTCAAATAAATATCGCACACAGCGACAGGAAAGCCGCTATACAAATTTCGTACCCAAACGGCGAACGCCAAAGAAGGCGTTTAATCAAATTTTGCAAAGGAGAAATTAATATGGCAGATAACACAAACGGTGTTGCAAACACCAACGTAACGGATGACTCACAGGGTACAGTTGAACTTTCGGCTTTACAGGCTGAACTTGCAAAGATGAAAGCCGAGAACGAAAAGCTGAAAAACGCACAGAGTAACGCTTCGGCAGATGCCAGCAAATACAAGAAAGAACTTGCGGCAAGAATGACCGAGGAAGAAAAACGTGCAACCGAAACAAAGGAACTGATCGAACAGCTTAAAGCAGACAACGCAGCGTTGAAACGCGCACAAGCGTTGGCAGAGCAGAAAGCTGGATTGGTCGGCATAGGCTTTGAAGGCGAACTTGCCGAGAAAGCGGCTAACGCATTTTTCGACAATGACTTTGCTTCATTTGCCGGACACCTGAAAGAGTTTATCACAGCCCGTGATAAGGCTAAAGCGGCAGAGGATATAAGAAATACTCCCCGCCCCGGAGTTGGTGCAACAGGCGCACCCGCCATTACAAAGGAACAGTTCGAGAACATGGGCTATTCCGAAAGGCTGAAAGTCTATAACGAACAGCCCGAATTATACAAATCACTTACATCATAAAGGAGAGAAGATTATGGCACAGACATTACTTGCTAACCTTGTCAATCCCGAAGTCCTTGCACCCATGATTGACAAGAAACTCACAGACTACATGAAATTCGCACCCCTCGCAACGATCGACACCACGCTCGTTGGACAACCCGGAAATACGGTGAAATTACCTTCGTACAATTACATCGGTGATGGAGCCGTTCTTGCCGAAGGTGTTTCCCTTACCCCTTCGCTTCTGTCAACCACAACCACAAGCGTAACAATCGAGAAGATCGCAAAGGGCGTTGAACTGACCGATGAAGCTATCCTGTCAGGCTATGGCGATCCTTACGGTGAAGCTGCTAAACAGCTTGGCATTGCTATCGCAAACGCTGTTGATAACAAGGTGCTTTCAATCCTCAAAGGAATCACAGGCGCAATGGCATACAGCACAGCAAACAGCACCACATATCCTACCGATACCGACATCACCGCGGCTCTTGAACTGTTCGGTGAGGACATCGAGGACGGACAGAGCGTTGCCCTTGTTGATCCGCAGGTTTATACCGCTATGCGTAGCAATGTAAATTCATGGGTTCCCGCATCCGAGATCGCAGCAGAGATCAAGGTTAAAGGCGTTGTAGGACAGTATCAGGGCTGTCAGGTTATCGTTTCCAACAAGTTAAAGAGAACCGCGGCTGGTGCGGGTGAAATCTACATCGTTAAGCCCGGCGCACTCCGTATCTTCCTCAAGAGAGATACCCTTGTTGAAGCTGATCGTGACATCCTTAAGTTCACCAACGTAATTACGGCAAGCAAGCATTACGCAGCTTATCTGTATGATGCTTCAAAGGCAATCCGTATTTACAAGCCCGCATCGTAATTATGGGTATGCTGTTAAGGCGGCATTACGCTGACGGTGAGCCTGTAAAGCCTGTTGAGCAGACCGAAGCGGAAAGCGTAAAGGAAATGCCGAAAGAGGACAAAGAACAGGCGGTTGTAACGGAAGATAAGCGCAAAGCGGGTAAGACATCCGCAAAGCGTAAGGAAAAATAACACGGCATCGAGAGGTAAGCGGTATGACTACGGCAGAAAAACTGACACTTGTAAAGACCATTCTTGGTATTTCGGCAAGTGATACTTCGTATGACGAAGAACTTACCGCTTACCTCAATATGGCTGGTGAGGAAATACTGAATTGGATGTACATTAACCATCCTGACGAACGCCCCGAAGGTGTAGAAGCGATAGTACCCATACGCTATTCAATGGTACAGATTCACGCTGTTGTAAATGGGTACTCGCATAAGGGCGCAGAGGGTGAAACCGTCCACAACGAGAACGGTATCAACCGCACGTTCAGGTACGATGACATGATTGCCTACATTCGAAGTAATGTTTTTCAGATTCTTTAAGGGGGTGTCTATATGCGCTCTTTGACGAGAAACAAACAACGGATATTCTATTCACTCTATACCGGGAAACAAGAGGTAAGGGATGAATGGGGCAATTTGGTAAGCGAACCTGTACTTACTTACGATGCGCCTGTTGAATATTACATCAACGTATCGGCGGCAAGGGGAACGGCTGACGTAGAGCAATTCGGTATAAACACGGCATACACAAAGACTATGGTAACGAATGACCTGACTTGCCCCATAGACGAAACAACAAGGCTGTGGGTAGGCAAAGAGCCTACTGACAATGGTGTGGAAGTTCCGCACAACTACGTTGTAGTCATGGTTGCAAGGTCGGTAAATTCCATTACCTACGCCATAAAGGAAGTGTCGGTAACATGACTATTGAATTTGAGTTAAGCCCGAAGTCAATAGAAGGTGCTATCCACAGGATTGATCTATATACCAAAGACTTGCAGAAAAAGACGGAATTGCTTGTTGACAAGCTGGCAGAGGATTTGAAAGCCAATGCCGAGCAAGAGTTGATAAGCAATGCGACAGATGACGAACAGTTTGATACAACATTCGATTCGTTGGCTATCGAAAAGTCGGGTCAGTACACCCGTAACGTCTTGGCGGGCGGTGGTGCGGTATGGTTGGAGTTTGGTACAGGCGTTGTTGCCAATAATTGTGCGGTTGGTGACATTGTTCATCAAATGCCCGGTGTTTATTTCTTGGCGGGTGAAGGACTTGTTGGAATCGGTACATACGGCAAAGGAAAAGGCGCACAGCCTTACGGTTGGTGGTACACCGATTCATCGGGAAATTCACAGCACACTTACGGCATACCCGCAACAATGTTTATGTGGCGTTCTTCACAGACCACAAGGGCAAATATACCCGAAATCGCAAGGAGGTTATTTCATACATGATCGACATTGAAAATACTGTGTTTAATTATGTTGCAAATGCCCTTCGGGTAGAGTTCCCCGGTATATCCGTCTACGGTGAGATTGTCGAAACACCTTCTTCCTTCCCTTCCGTATCACTTGTCGAGGATGACAATTCAGAGATAGCAACCAATAAAACGCTTGGCAGATTGCCTGAAACGGCTTGTAACCTCATGTACACAGCCAATGCTTACAGCAACCTTAAAACGGGCAAGAAAGCACAGGCAAAAGCCGTTATGGACGTTATAGACGCAAGGATGCACAACTTGGGTTTTGAACGTACCATGCGTTCACAGTTACCGAACATAGACCGTACCATTTACAGGGTTACGGCACGTTATACAAAAGTAATGCAAACATTTTAACAGGAGGATATAAAGCTATGGCTAATGAGATCATTACCGTTGGCGCAAGAGTGAAATACGCTTTTGAAACTACCGCCGGAGTAAGGCCTACTTCGGGCTATGTAACCCTCAAAAACGTAACACAAGCACCCGAAATCGCCCTGTCTCTTGAAACCATTGACGTTTCAAACACACAGGACAAGATCACCCGTTACGTTCCCGGCAGACAAGACCCCGGTGGAGAGAAACAGTTTACCATGAACCACTCTGACGATGGTATCACCGATTGGAATACCCTTGTCGCACTCGCAGATACAAAGAAAGACAGCGGGCTTCGTTGCTGGTGGGAGTACAGATACCCCAACGCTTCTAATTCGTTCTTCTTCTGTGGCACACCGAAGCAGATCGGTAACAGCGGATTTTCGGGCAATAGTGCTTCAACCATGACGGGTAGCGTGGTATTTGAGGAACTTGGTGGATGGCAGCCCCATTCTTCCGAGATTACACCTTCCGCAACTACCGCAACCGTAACCGCTGGTTCAACCACCACAATCACCCTTACCAATTCGGTAGGTGATGTAAAGATTGATTCAAGTAACCCCGCAGCGGCTACCGCTTCGGAGAGTTCAGGAACAGTTACCATCACAGGCGTAAAGGCGGGTACTTCGGTACTTACCATTGAGGATGGCAACGGTGACGCTTGCAAGGTTGTTGTAACCGTAACAGCGGCTTAAAGCAAGCATAACACGATAGAAACGTAGGACAGAGGTTCGCCACCTTTTCTGTGACCATGTGCGCAGATTACTACGTTTTTATAAATAATCAAACCTACATGGAGGATAAAATTATGGCAGAGAAAAAGGTAACAAAGGCAGAAGATAAGCAGATAAAGCCTATCATTCTTAAAGATGACAACAACGGCGATATTTTTGTTTTGGAGTTCAACCGGGATACGGTCAAGTACGCAGAAGCAAGGGGCTTCAAGATCAGCGCATTTGACGAGGGTGTTGTAGTATCTACCACCGAGGAACTGTTCTTCTATGCGTTCCGTATGCACCATCCGAACAAGTCTAAAGCCGATACAGATAAAATCCTGTATGAGAAGTTAAAAGGTCTGCCTACGGGTATGTTGGAGCGTTTGATTGACCTTTATGTATTACCGATCAATGCACTCAAACAGGATGATGAAGAAGCAAAAAACTCAACGATGACGGTGGAGTTCTAAACGGTCAGACCGAGGGAGAGGAAACTTCCCCGTCATTCACGGACATATTCAATCAGGTACTTCCGTACTACTTGGCAATAGGTATGCCTTACGAACTGTTTTGGCATGGCGAACCAAACCTTGTTAAGACATACCTGAAAGCCCATGAGTTACGGAATCAGCAAAAGAATCAGGAAATGTGGGTACAGGGTATCTACAACTTACGTGCGTTCAGAAATGTTATAGAAGCCTTTGCTAAAGGCTTGAACGGTGGCAAGGGTCAGAATCCGACAGAATACCCGGAAGAACCCATAGCGTTTACAGAAGCAGAGCAACAGGCGGCAACCGAACGCAATAAACAACGTACCTTGCAATGGGTACAAGAGAATCAATGAGGTAAGGACAAATGGCAGAGATTGATACGTTACAAGTCAAAATAACGGCTAATGCACAATCAGCGGCGGCTTCGTTGAAGTCTCTGTCAAACGCATTGGCAAAGGTTAAATCCACCCTGTCGGGCTTTAAGGGCATGAGTCACGCCTTTGACGATGTGAACCATGCCATTAAAGGAATCAGTACAAGCGACATATCAAAGCTGAATGACCTGACAAGTGCGCTTAATCAGTATGCCGAAGCCGCAAACAAGGTAGCTGGCGTTCGTGGTGGCAAGAGAGTCAATAAGAAGATAGCCGAAGCCTTGAAGATAAGAGACGAAGCGGCAATAAGTTCAGGTGGAAGTGATACGTCTGATAGTGCTGATAAAATAGCGGACAAAGGCGAAAAGGTCAAGACGGTATGGGAAAAGATAGGTGAAGCGTTTGGTAAGGCGGGAACAGCCTTAAAAGGTTTCATCCACCGTCATACCCAACTGTTAAGAACCTTTGGAAGAATCGCCCTGTATCGTATGATACGTTCGGCTATCAAAGCCATAAGCGAAGCGTTCAGCGAAGGACTAAAGAACGCATACGGATTCAGCAAACAGAGCGAAACCTTTACAAGACTTGCCGAAACCCTTGACCGCATAAAGTCGATCACTTCACAGATGATTAACCAGCTTGGTGCATGGTGGGGCGAGGTTAAGCAGCTTGTTCTTCCGGCTATCGAGTGGATCGTAGACAAGATACGATTTGCGGCTGAATATCTTACAGAACTGTTTGCCGCCCTGAATGGTGCGCCCACATACTTACGTGCGAAGTACGAAGCGAAAGCATGGGATGAAGCGACAGGCAAAGCCAAAGAATACAAACATCAGCTTCTTGGCATAGACGAACTGAATAATCTTTCCGCACAAAAGGCGGGCGGTTCAAAAGTCGATGATACGGACTATTCAAAGCTGTACGAGGAAGTCAAGGTTTCTGAAAAGCTGAAATCATTGGCTGACGGTATTAAAGAATTTACATTTAAAATATACGATACGCTGTTTGATTGGGGAGATTTGACTTGGGAAAAGATCGAACAGAAGTTTATTGATTCTTTAGGCATGATTGCGGGCGCAGCTATCGGATTCTCAATCGATGGCGTTCCCGGTGCTGTTGTAGGTTCGCTTGTAGGTGCGGCTATACAGTTCAAATTCAGCGAACTTCTCCCGTTTGAAGGAAAGAAGCAAGGCAAAGCAAAGTGGTATGATGCGATTCTGCCCGGTCTGCTTGGATTGGCGGGCGGTCTTGCTGGGGCGAAGATAGGCAAGGCATTACATTTTACCAAAGGCAAGGGTACTGCGATCCTTGTAGGCGCAACAATCGGTGTGGCAATCGGATTCATGATGAACAGTATGCTTGAATCTTCATTTGGCAAGGAATATGACGAAGATGGTTTGGCTACTTTACTTGCCCCGGGTATTTTAGGAATAGCGGGCGGTGTTATCGGTGCTGTATATGGGGGCGTAGGCGGCGCAATGATTGGTCTTTCCATAGGCGTAGCGGTTGGCTTCATCATGAAAGGAATGACTCCTTCGGACTATGATACAATAGGCAATGGCGAAGATATAGTAAAACTTTTGCAATTAGGTCTGTTGGGAATTACAGGATTTTGGATAGGCTTCAAGTATTATGGAATGGAAGGTGCGTTAGTCGGTGCATCCATAGGTGTAGCTGTGGGCTTCTTGTTGCGCTTGTTTGATAGAGACGGAAGTGGCAACATGATTGGCGCATTAGATATTATCGAAGGCGTTGCTGGTGTACTTGGTTCTTTAACGGGTGCTTATATTGGATTTAAGATTGGTGGCGTTAAAGGTGGACTTATCGGCTTGGTAATTGGCGTATCGTTGTCCTTTGTAATTGAGAAATTCGGCAAAATGGAGAACGTGGCACAATCAGAAGTACGTAGCCAAATTATGAAAACCGTAGCCACGGCTGTCGGTGCTGATGATGTTGTGGAACAGATAGACCTAACAAGAAACAAAAACGCAAACGAAGGTCAGCCTGTAATCAGTAGTGTTCTTCGTCCTGATACGGGAAAAGGCGCAGCAAAAGAACCTACGTTCTTGTCAAACGATTGGTTTGTAGAGAAATTTCAAGATGCGTTTGATGCAAGAGTTGATAGGGTCGTAAGCGGTAAAAAATCAAAAGTTGCGGAATTTTTGGGTGACTTGTTCCATATAAACGATAATGGCGTTCGTGGCGCAGTTCAAATTAAAGCAGCGGGCGGTATTCCTTCAAGCGGTTCTATGTTCATAGCTGGTGAAGCTGGGGCAGAGTTCGTTGGCAACATCGGTAACACTTCTGCGGTAGCGAACACAGGACAGATGACAGATGCGATATTCAAAGCTGCCTATATGGGTATGAGCAAAGCCCTGAAAGAGAATGGCGGCGGCATGAATGGCTATGAACCCGCAACGATGGATGATTTGTTTATCGCCATGAAGAAGAAAGCAAGCAATTACAACAAGAGAACAGGCAATCCGGCATTTGCCTAAATGAATAGGGGGATAGAGTTATGGCTTACAGCGGTTACTTGGTGAAGGTGGGTACATATACTATCCCCTTTAGATATATCAAGGCAGAAACGTATCAATGCGTATATGAGACGGTGGACTTCGACAGCTACCGTGATGCTAACGGCGGACTTCATCGTGATTCGGTTTCAGACCAAAGAATTATGAAGGTCGAGTGGGAAACCCCGGACATGAGCGAAACGGAGATTCGAACGCTTATCTCGAACATACAGAGCCAATACATAGTGGGGGAAACCAAAGCGAAGGCTTGTAATGTCACGGCATGGATGCCCGAAGTAGGGGCGTATCAATCCGATAAATGCTATTTAACCGCTGACGTAAACTTCACAATCAGATATGCAGATGCTAACGGCTTGCGGTATGAACCCGTGCGTTTTGCATTTATAGGTTACGGAACAGGGGTTCAGGCATAGTAAGGGAATACAGGGAGTATCAAGGTATGATTAATTATCCATATCCGAGAGCGTTTTTAAGAGATACAGTAACGAAAGACTTACTGATTACCGATGGGGTTGTTACGGTCAATATTGACGAATATACAATTACGGACGATACGGTGACTATCACGAACCCCGATTTGGAAAGCGAGTCTTTTGAACTTCATCAAAGCCTTAATTCCGAAGATCAGTTGATATTCGGATCGTGCGAGAGTGCTTATATATCTTTTGTCTTTCATCCTTCCACCACAATATCTACGCTTGTTGGCAAGACATTAAAGGTTTATGTCATACCTGACCATCACCCGTCAAGAATACTTCAACTTGGCGTTTTCAAGGTTCAAGAGGACAAACTTACCAACAACAGAAAAGCACGTAAAGTAGTGGCTTACGATGCCATGTATGACATACTGAATACAGACATGGCAGATTGGTATAACGAAATAGCGTTCCGTCAGTTGATACCGGGGTTAGAGCCAGCGGTTTCAATGTCAGCTTTCCGCAACTTCTTTCTCCAATACTTTCAGATAGAGATAGAGGAAACAACCCTTGTCAATGACAACATTGTGCTTCACAAGACAATCAATCCCGATCAGCTATCCGGGGCTGACATAATCAAGGCTATCTGTGAGATAAACGGTGTATTCGGTCAGATAACCAACGAGGGCAAGTTCAGGTTTGTCGAGTTGGTCAAGGACATTCGGGAAGAATCGGAAGAAGTCACCGATTTGGAAGTAGAGCATTACATTGACGTTGAATACGCTGACTATGACAGCAAAGCCATCACAGGCGTAAGGATAATTACCAACGAGGATATACAGGGGCTTGGTTCGAGGGAAGAACCGAAGAACTTTTATGTTATCAATGGCAATTTCCTTATTGCTGATTACAAAGGTTCGGCTTTGGTGGGAGTAGCCAAAAAACTTCTGACAAAGATAATCAACCGCTACTATCAGCCTTTGACGGTCAACGCTATCGGCAACCCCGTACATGAGGTAGGAGACGCTATAAAGGTCATTCTGACAGACGGTACAGAATTACCCACCTACATCCTTGAACGCACTTTAAAGGGCATACAGGGCTTACGAGACACCTACACAGCACAGGGTGAGGAAACGGCAGCCGAAAGCCTGAACAGCACTTCGAGCAGATACGATCAGATTTCCAACGAGATTTCACAAGCTACTTCGCAAGCTATACAGACAGCTTCTTTGGACTTCGTTGAAACTATCCGCAACATTGGTTTTCGTCTGCTTGACGAGCCTTCGGACGTTGTGGTTGAGTATGACGAAGAAAATCAGCAAGTCGAACTTTCATGGACAGACCCCGAAGATATTGATACTTTAGAGCCTGTTCCTTGCGAGTGGGCGGGTACGGTAGTTGTTCGCAAAGAAGGTTCAGCACCCAAACACAGATGGGATGGAACGCTGATTATCGACAGCACAACAAGAGACGAGTATTCAGAGACACCGCTTGTGGATGATACCGTAGAGGAAGGAAAAGCATACTACTACGGGATATTCCCTTACCATGTGGCTTTGGATGATGCGGATAACCCGATAAAGCATTACAGATATACAAAGGTTGTTGGTTTATACATTCTTGAAAATGATGATCCTTACTATCGGTTTGTATCGAACCCGGATATTCTCATTGAAAAAGAATCCCTCAATGTTCCCGATGCGGAAGTTGTAGGCACAAAAACATCCGAGGGCTTAACATACACGTTCTACGATAATGATTTGGTGGTCATTACGGGAACATATACGTACAATGGTGGATATATTGACCTTGATTGGTGGGATAGCTTGTATTCAAGAAAATACGCTTATCTTGGCTTTGATTTGGCAAGCGGCGTAGCCTTTACAGATATAAGGACAGAACTTGTTGAAGAATATATTTTAAATGTACCGACAGGCACGAATGAATTTGAAATCGAAGGCAGCAGCTTTGCGTCAGAGAATAGCCTGAAATATTTACAGCTTTTACAGCCTTGTCGCATATCAAGTTTTCAAGACAATACAAAACTGATTCAAATAATCGGGATAAAGAACATAGACACTTCATACAAAACAGATATGTCATATATGTTCCACAACTGTAATCAGTTGACCAACCTCGATTTAAAGAATTTCGTAACATCGTCTGTTACGGACATGAGTTACATGATAGATTCATGTGGGAACTTGCAAACGGTTGATGTATCCAGCTTTAATACCTCTAACGTAACTTCCATGCGGCAAATGTTTGGATATTCCGATTTAAGCGGTATGGATAAGTTGGACTTATCACACTTTAACGTATCGAATGTAAACAGAATGAGTGGAATGTTTGCTTTCTGTAAAGCCAAAAATATAGACTTGCACGGATGGAACATACAGCATAATTGCAATCTTGAAGTAATGTTTATAAATAGCGAAGTAGAGACATTGAACCTGAATGATTGGCAACTTTCAAGCACTTGGGATAATACGGGTGGAATGTTACAAGGCTGTAATAAACTTCAAACCTTGTATTGCCCTCAAAGTATCACTTCGTATGCTGTCGATCTTCCAAAGACTATGTATGACAGCAACGGTAACAGCTATACAACATTGCCGGGCGGTAACATAACGCTTTACGCAACAAACCCCGCAGCATAAGGAGAACACGGCATGGCATGGAAATATGTACAGTATGACGGTGGCAAATACCGCACTACCGATCAGGGCGGTGGTGGCGGTGAAGAAAACGTCATTGAGAGTATCAGCCTAAACGGTGTTGATGTACCGCCTGACGCAAATAAAAATGTGGCTCTGACGGTCATTACCAACACGGTCAACAATCTGACAAACTACTATCTGAAAACCGAAACCTACACACAGGCGCAAGTAGATAGTCTGATAAATGCGGCAAAGACGGGGCGGTTCATAGTTGTAGCTGTTCTGCCGACAACGAACATTGACACCACAGCGATCTATCTTGTTCCCAAAATGCCGAGTGAACAGAGCAATACAAAAGACGAATACATCAACCTTGACGGTACAACGGCGGGATGGGAGAAGATAGGCGATACCACGATAGACTTATCAGGTTATGTCACCGACACCGAGTTACAGACAGCGTTATCTGCTTATGCCACAACAGCGAGTCTCGCAACGGTGGCAACAAGCGGTTCATACGCAGATTTGAGCAACAAGCCGAGTATTCCCGAAGATATAGGACTTTCGATTGTGAACGGCAAGATATGTCAGACCTACACAGTAAGCTAAAGGAGGGCGAGTAATGGAAACAGCAACAAAGGCATTAGCAACAGAGGACGGACAGAGCGCACAGACCACGCAATTACAGGCGATCAGCACGGCGATAGGTAATATCGGTCTGAACAATATAGGCAACCTCGCCACTCTTACAACAACAGACAAGACGAGCCTTGTGGGTGCGGTAAACGAGGTCAACGCCGGGTTAGCGACAAAGGCAGACGAGACGGAAGTAGCCGCCATCGAGAACGTCTACAGCTCGAAGAACCTCTTGGAAAATAAAGCCACAACACAGACGATATATGGAGTTACATATACTGTAAACGCTGATAAGAGCGTAACAGCAGTTGGTACAGCGACAGCAAATGCACAGCTTGTTCTAAACACAACGGTAGGTTTAAAACCCGGAACATACAAATTGAGCGGGGCTTTATCTCAAAATAAGCGTATATTTCTTTACAATGGTTCAACGTGGATAAATGATTTGGGAAATGGCGTTGAATTTACAATCACAGGAAACGAGACACAGCAGCAAGTTGCTATTACAGTATTAAGTGGAGAAACGGTAAATGGCACTTTCTATCCCATGATCCGCGATGCCCGCGTCAAGGACGCTACATACGTGCCGTATGCGATGACCAACAGGGAGTTGACGGAAATGTTTCCGTCCAAAGTGTTAGGCATCGAAAATGGTGGAACAGGCGCATCAAGCTATAATGCGTTAAGGACAAATATAAAAATACCCGCTATGTGTAATTTCATAGCAAAAAACACAACCACAGCCACGGCGGATTTATCCTTTAATCTTAGCGGTAGAGGTTCGGGTATTATGATGATTTCACGAAATGGGTATGATTCATCGGTATATGCCATAACGGTATCGTCAAATAATGTGTTTTCTGCAACAAAAATCGCAGGGGCAGATGTTTCTATAAATGGACGGGACATTACCAATGTACTTGTGTCCGTGTCAACGTGGTCGAATGTTGTTATCATTGCAAACGCATGGGGTGGACAGAACTGAACTTCGGCATAAAATAACACATCACAAAAGGAGGACTAAACCATGTTTTACTTAATCGAAATCGTAAACTACAACAACGGCACTCCCGTATCAAAGGGAATCTACGAGTACGCCACTCAACAGGAAGCCGTAGCAAACTACCATCAGAAGATGGGCGGGGCGATGAAGAACGCCAACTACGCGTCTGAACTTCTCATGGTAACATCCAACACGGGCGCGGTCATCGTGTCGGACTACTATGTGAGGGCGATTGCTGTGGAGGAAGAATAATAAGGGGGTAAGCGCATGGCTACACGTAAACAGTTCTGTGATGCTATGGAAGAAGTCTACAAGAATCATGGCGTGTACATCGGAACAGCGAACGGGGAATACACCGAAAGCCTGACCATCGGAAAGATACATCAGATGGAAAAGAACTACGGCAGAGAAAACCCCGACAACGATACAAAGCGTGACTTGAACTACATAGCAAAGTGCTATGAGAACCACTACGATATGTCGAAATCAAGAGCCGGGGATTGTAGCGGTATCGTGGTCGGTGTGTTGCGGGATCTGAAAGTTATCAAACCCACATCAGACTATAATTGCCGTACCTTTATGAAGGCTTCAAAGACCGTCTCGCTTAAAGACTTACGGGATGGTGACTTGGTGTTCAATAAGACTTCCGAACCCTCGCATATGGGCGTGTATGTCGGTGATGGGCGTGTTATAGAGTCAAGAGGGCGTGATTATGGCGTGGTTAAGCGCAAGACTTCCGAAGGCGGTTGGGCTGTCGGTGGTCGGCTTGATTGGTTCGAAGATGGTGAAAGCATGGTACTCACAAGGGTACTGAAATACGTGCCTGAAAACATGATGAAGGGCGAGGACGTATTGGAAGTACAGAAACAGTTACAGCTTTTGGGCTATACCCCCGGCACGGCTGACGGTGTGTTCGGAAAGAAAACGAAGATCGCTGTACAGGCGTTTCAGCTTGACAACAACCTTGAAGCTGACGGAATAGTTGGCAAGCATACAGCAACAGCATTAGGTTTCACATGGGAAGGATAAAATAAAAGGTAGGTGGTGGAAATGGAGATTGTAATTGCAATTCTTGGAAGTGGCGTTATATCAACGCTGATTAGCGGATTCTTTCAGATGCGTTCTGACAAAAAGAATAAGCTGGATAGGTTTGAAACAGGCATGAGTCTTTTGCTCTTGTCGGCTATGAAAACAACAGGCAAGACTATTCTTGAAGAAGGAACGGTCACAAAGAATGATTATGATAGCTTTTGCGCCACCTACAACGCCTATAAGTCTCTTGGTGGAGACGGATGGGCTGACGGTATCAAGAAACAAGTGGATGCGTTAGAAAAGACTATTGATGAATAAGGAGGGGCAGAACATGAAATTCTCAAACAAGGTCTATGATGTATTAAAGTTTATCGCACAGATTCTTTTACCCGCACTTGGCACTCTGTACTTTGCGCTTGCCGCAATATGGGGTTTCCCCTACGGTGAGCAGATTGTAGGCACGATCACAGCCATTGATACGTTCTTGGGTGCGCTGTTAGGCATTTCAACGTATCAGTACAACAAGGATAAAGGTGGTTTATGAAAATATCTGACTTTACCGTGCCGGAATTATCTTACTTTGAAAAACAATGCAACTTCACGCCCCTTGAAGCCGAATGTTTCAAACTGAAAGCGAAGGACTATACAAACATCCAACTTGCCATGAAACTAAACGTCTGTGAATCCACGGTGTCAGTTACCATGCGCAGAGTAAGGGCAAAGATTACCAAAGTGTTAGAATGGGGGAATGATTGATTATGTGTGATTGCAATGTATGTGAGAAATGCCCGTTGTTTCCTGAAAGCCACACTACAAAGGAATGGATGGAACTACCCGACAAGGTGTCTGTCAAGAACAAGTGGTACGTGGTTTCGGACTATCGGACAGATAATGAAATGAATATTCCCCGATTTAAGTTTGGGGATGGTGTGACAATGATCTCAAAACTTCCGTTTGTCACCGCTGCAATAACAGACAATGATATAAATATGTGGGATGATAAGGCTTTAAGTGAAAAGCCCAATGGTTCTTTCACAAGATTTTTCGCAAGAATTAAAGGGCTTTTTAAGCGTGGATAAGAAATCAGCGTACAGTTTCCTCACAGTTTTTCTACGATTTTTCAACAGATTCATTACTTGTTTTCTCCTTTTTTCCCACAAGAACCTCACACGTTGAGGTTCTTTTTTTTTGCTATTATATAGTCAGAAAGTGAGGTGGCGATATGTACAATCCTTTTTACGGACAGCAGTATGGTAGTTATTTTCAACAGCCTACAACCCCGACATTACCCCAACAGCAGATCATTCAAGTTAATGGCAAAGCAAGCGTAGATACAATACAGCTTGCGCCTAATTCCAGCGTCCTGTTAATGGATACTACAGCCCCTATTGTTTGGATGTGTGTTTCTGACGGAGTGGGTAAGGTTTCCGCTACACCGTATGATATAACCGTTCATAAGGACAAGCCGCCTATTGATGTGGAAAGTATCGAACAGCGTATCTCGAAGGTCGAAAAGATCATTTCTGAAATGGAGGGTAAACTGAATAATGGCAAATCCTATGTTGACAACTCTAAACCAAAACAAGATGCTTCAAGGAATGGAGCAAGTTAAAAAGATGATAAAGGCGGTAAAATCTGTTGGAAATCCACAAATGATGCTGAATCAGATGATGGGACAGAATCCTCGACTTAAAGAGGCTATGGATTTTGTCAATGCAAATGGCGGTGATCCTAAAGCCGTGTTCTATAAAGCAGCAGAAGAAAAGGGCGTAAACCCTGATGAATTTATGCAGCAGTTAATGAGTTAATCCAACACACTTAACGCGTTGGATGCGTTAGAATCGAGTTAGATTCGAATTAAAATCGAGTTAAAGGTAGCGCAACCTTAACATACGGACTATCTATACCGGGAGAGATAGCCCCTTACCTTTTAATATTTCAAAGGAGGATTTAACAAATGGATAATGGAACATTATCAGCAAGTGACATTGCTCTGCTCAACAATGACGGTATGGGCGGTTGGAACGGCATGATCTGGCTGTTCGCAATTTTAGCCCTCTTTGGCGGTGGCGGTTTTGGCTTCGGTGGTGGCAACGGAAATAGCAATGCTATTCAGAATGACATCAATCGTGGCTTCGACAATCAGAACTTACAGGCGCAGACAAGAGATATTCTTGCCGCGGTAAATTCGGGTACAGCACAGAGCGTAGCCGCTACCAATCAGACGTTCCATGATATGCTTATGGCAAATCAGGGACTTTACAATGAGGTAGCAAGGGATATTTCAGGTCTTGCACTTGGACAGGCTAACGCCCTTGCAAATCAGAATGAATGTTGCTGTTCAACAAAAATGCTGATTCAGCAGAGTAACTACGATGGCGCAATCCGTGACGCAGCTACCAACGCTAACTTCACAGCACAGATTCAGAGCGTAAAGGATATGATCGCACAGAACAAGATCGAAGCATTACAGGCACAGGTTAGTCAGCTTCAACTCGCACAGGCTACAAGCGGTGTGTTGAGATTCCCTAACTCTTGGGCTTATGATGCCGGAGTATTCCCGCCCGTTATCGGTGGAACTACTACAACATTGGCTACACGCTAATTAAGCGGGGTAACGCTTATGACAAGAATCAAAAACTTGGCAGACCAAATCAAAGACGAACTCTGTTCCGCTAAAGACTACGCAGAAGAAGCACTCTACTACAAGTCTAAAGGCAACAGCGAGTGGTACAGCCGATACAAAAGTATGTCAGAAGACGAACTGAAACACGCAAGTTATCTCCATGATAGGATTGTATCAGAAATTGAACAGCTTAAAGCTGTAATGACACCGCCCGAAGAAATGCTCCAGAAGTGGGAACATGACCACAAAGAGTATATCGAAAAAGCAGCGTGGGTGAAACAGATGCTTGCTATGTGAAAACACAAGGCGCACTCTTGATCGGGTGCGCCAAATTTGTATGAGGTGCGACATGAAAGATTTATTAAGACTATTAGATGCGGCAGAAGCGGCATATGAACAAAATCCTTGCCCCAAAAATGAGGAATGGATAGAAGATATTTTAGACAAAATTTTTGGGTATAATTTGGGTATAATGGGTATAAATAAACCCCGAAAAACGCATATAAATTCGAACAAAATTTCGAAAAATGAGAGGTAAAAAATGGCATTAAAAAACCCCGCAAACGCTGTGTTTACGGGGCGCGGAGTGGGTGGGATTCGAACCCACGAGCCCTTGCGGGCTACCTGATTTCGAGTCAG